ATTTACTTTTTTATATGTTTGCTGTGAATCTTGCATCCAATAAACTCATTGTAGAAGTCATCTCTTAGTAGAACATCATACTCAAATTGAAGTTTGGCTTCGTAGTATGAACATTCACCCTTAGTCTCACATAAACGTAGAATCTCACGTTTAAACATATCAGAGCCCTTGTCTTCTACAAGCTGCTGCACGTCCTTTGAACTACCATAGTATGAACGCCAGTCGGACTCTACACGCGTTCTCACACGCTTTTTTCTTGTCTTTGTCTTAGGAAGTATTTTTGGTTTCCAGAAAAACTTTTTACCAATATATTTTTTATTAGTGTCTAGTTCTGTAATCATGTAGACAAACCCCTGATACTCTTCAGGAGTTTCATCATACACTTCTTCATTATATAACCACATAAAAAAAATAGCCTCGCTGTTGCGAGGCTATTTAGCTCTATTCTTCTAGAAGCTCGAATTCCATATTAGCACCACACATAGGACAGTAAAGAGGAATTTCTTCTTCATTAATAACTAAGACCTGGGTCTCAACATCACAGTTATCGCATTGGCCGTAATATTCTTCTTCCATTCGATCTCCTTAGAACGTAATTTCACATGCTCCACCTTGACAAGCAACTGCACCGATAGTATCAACATCAGTGAATTTCTTCTCACGTAGCTCAGCAACAAAGTCAATAGATTTCATATTCTGTTGAATCTTTGTCCACTTATGTAGCAAAAATACATCCTTGAGACAGTATTCTGTTTCCTTAAGATCGCTCATAAAATAGTTATCAGCAAACTTATTGAAACGACGAATCCAATCTTTACGAAGGTCAGATACTTCTCCACGATATTCTTCTGGTAATTGAGCAATCATGGTAGCTTCCCACAGATCACGGAAACCAGACTTGCGAGTATCAACAATCAGACCAGCAGCAAACAGAGCAGCCTTGCCATACTTGGTAACAATCTGATCTTCTGTCAGCACCTCAGTCATAGGAGCTTGTGCAAAGTCTTTATCACCAGAACCAGCCAGGAAGGAGATGCCTGCAAAGTAATGACGATTCGCGAACACATAGTCTTCAACTTGAGACCACTGGTGTGGCATTACTGTAACGGTGTTTGACACATTGTGGCGGACTCTGGCATCAGCACACAGCTCAGGATTGGTTCCAGCTTCAACCCAGTTTTGTTGGACGAGCTTGACTCGCTCGAGGAGGTTGGTTCCGTATAGCTCTTCTCTGTAGAGTGATCCTTCTGGAGAAATGATAGGGAAAGCAACACAATAATCAGTATTGTTAGACGACCAAACAGATTCTTCAACCATGTAGGGGTTTGTTTCTGCAATGAGCTGTCCAACTTCTGTCTCCTTATTCAGTTGAATATGGCGTAGATAACGAGGAGAATGCTCAGCATGGATACCCGACGAAGTCTGGAGAAGAACAGAAGCGTTTCCAGACGGCTTAACACATGTCGTCCGAGCCGCCGCATTGACACCGATAAGAGCCGCCACCTCTTTATTAACTTGCTTAACAATTTCTGCTCCTTCTCTTTGTACTTCTGCATCGAGCAACACATCTGGATTATTCATCCAGCCAGTAACTGAAACACCCAGGAGCGCTTCGCGTTCAAAGATTGCTTTAGACGTTTCGGTGAGGTACTTGAAGTTAGTATAACCAGCCTGGAGTGTTCCAAGAATCGCACCTGCTCTACACGCTTTGAAGAACTCAGCTTTTGTTGTACATTTGCCACCGTTGATCTCTGTGAGGTTACATCCTTGCCATCCAGACTGTCCATCGATCTGAGGATACATTCCAATCTCTACACAAGGGTTCGTAGTGAAATCTTTATCGTCTACAAAATAGAAGCCTGGCTCACCAAACTCTTTGATTGAAGACATAATCTTCTTAAAACCCTCACGGGTAATTTCATTACGAACAATAACAGCACTATTATTAGAACGACCACGCTGAGGATTATCCATAAACCAATTCCCAGTTTTGGCATTAATCATCTCTTCGTCATCTGCGCTAAACAGACAAATAGTAGCTGAACGACGAACACCGCCAGAGAGAACTGCGTCTGCCGCATGCATAGCAATATCGTAAACGTCAATAGGACGTAGACGTGTCTCACCTTTTAGTACACGGCTCTGGAGAAGATGTTCAATCTTATCTAGCGATTTACGCAGTGGTTCTGGGCCTGGTGCTTTGAATCCACCAGAAATCATTGCACCTTTAGGACGCACTTGATTAAGATCAAAGTAAATCTTACGTCCTTCCATCTCAGGGAACTGACCACCACCAACAAAATACGATGATAGCAGAGCACCGAGAGCATCAGCCCAACCTTCTACCGAGTCTTCTACAACCCAGCCTTTAGCTTGTTTCTTACGTTCAGCAATACCAGGTAGCTTATCAACGTGATGGTGCTGAACCGAAAAACCAGCACCAGCACCACAGAGAAGAACATAGAACAGCTCTGAGAAGAAACGAGGACGGTCTGCATAAGTTGAAGTACAGTTATACATGCGCATCTGGTGTTTCATTAACTGATCACCACCAAACTGCAGTGCACGTTGCGCACCGAGAGCGTATTGTAATTTATAGAGTGATTCTGCTTCATCCATCAACTGAGATAGCTCAGGTGACATTTTGTCCTTGTAGTACTCACGGTGCATATTCATTACACGTGATACTGATTCATCCCAGGTCTCATATCTATTATGTTCTTCATCCCATCTACTATAACCTTCGTAGAATTTACTTTGAGACAACAGCTTCCTGGTGTCCCTATCTTTGTTGTTAGGGATTACTTTTAACATATGCAGACCTCTTTTATCGGAAATGTAGTTTTATTTAGCAATAGTGAATTATGGGAACCTAGAGATTCCCATGTAGAGAAAAAATATTATTTTTATTTTAGTCGTAGTTGAAGCTACGTTCAAGCCTTTTCATGTCATCATAATCCACAGTTGAGAGTATTACCTTTTCTTTATGTAAAATATGATTCTTCACTAGTTCAGCTATTTCTGGATGAGCAGTCTTACTAAAATGATATGAGTCAGGTGTATCATGTCTCCATAACAAATCGTTGTAAAACCCCCATCTTGGATCGTCTGCTACCCACACCTCTTCAGGAATATGACCAAACACATGATCATCAAAAGCGGTATGAAAACCAAAGTAGTTCATAACAGAAAGAGTAATCCCTTGCTGTTGACATACATTATAGAGACAATTTATTAAAGTGCCAAGCACAATTCTTTCATAAGTCCACGTTGTGTCACCGATCTCATACACGTTGTGAGCTCGGTCAGGAGTGCTCTTAGAAACACGTAGATCTAATTCGCGATATTTACCAGGAATCTTTACATACCACTGCCCACTACCTCTTGGATTGAGTCGCTGAGTTTGTGAATCAATATCACCGGGTTCCCAGAGACCAGAGAATCTCTTCTTATAAAAATTGATTCTATCAAAATCGCTCGTCTGAACAACAACATGAGTAAAGTTGTGTGGATTAAGTAGAACACGGATAGTCTCTTCTAGAATAACATGATTAGCCTTTCCACCTCTAGCAATATTTACTACAGGAGCTTCAATTAGCTTTTCTAGTATTCTAGGCCAGGCAGCTGCATTATGTTCTTCTGCTGTGGCATCAGGTATCACAGCTCTCGTGTGAGAACAACCATTACTTAGAACTTGCATTACTTGCTGTTATCGCCTCTTCATAATATGCAATAATAGCATCCTGATCTTTAATATAACGACGAAGCTCAGCAATACCTACCGCGAGATTCTCATAACCCTGTGGTGTAATAACAAAGATAACAAAGTTACCGGTTTTGTCTGTAATCTCAGCAATCTTTTCATCTAGGTTTTCTTCGGTAATAACAAACCAAGGCACATCATTCCAGTTTACACCCTTAGGTGGTTCTTGTAAAGGAATATTTGTTCTGATATACTCAGTTTGGATTACTACTTCCGGTTCCGGCTGACTGGTCGCCAGACACCCCATCAGCAGGAGTGGCAGCGTCAGGGTTAGGATTAGTCTCTTTGGAAATGTCATTGATAAGCCTTCCAACTGCACGGTTGACTCTGTCTTCAAGGTTCTGAGCATCTGTCAATGCCTCCATAGTTAAATCGATTTGTGCAAATCTTGTTCTCAAAGCATCAAGATGCACCTGAGACTCTCTCAGTCTCGCAGTTAAATTTCTATTTAGTTCAGCATTTCTTTCAGCATCTTCACGCATAGTTACAATAGTATTTTGCAGTGTTTGTGCAGCAAGTTCAAGCTTTGTGTTGTTTTCTCTCAAAGTTGCTATAGTGGCTTGAGTAGAAACATAATATGATTTAGCACCATACCCTGCAGCTGACAAAATGCCAACTAAAAATAAAACTAAGTAAAGTTTTAGTCCCATTTTGTTTTCCTAAACGTAAATTAAGTTTACTTGTGGTGGTATAGTATTAGTATCTTTTGATACTAGATGTTCTTTATTAATTATATAGTCTCTTACACCATCAGCAATAAACTTATGTGCTTTATAATCATAATGTCTATCTAGCACTTCTGGGTATTCAAGATGTGGCTTGTTAGTTAAATTAAATTCCCAGGAATGTAGTAATGTGTCCATACAACCTGAATTAATTACCTTATCCTTATCAATAGATCTCCACAGCGGGTTAAATTCTAATTCACTCATATTTGGCCAGATAATAAAACCATACTCTATATCAAGAGATTCAAAGAAATGCTGTAGTGCTACTATCTTAGGTAGCATCATTAACATCATAGATCGTTCATGTGTTTCTTTATTCCAATAAAGAGAATAAAACTCATCTCTACCTTGTTCAGGTAGATGTTGCATGATACCACTATCTGAAGGTGATTCAAATCTATTAGGGTAAGTAAATTGGATGATAGCTATATCTGGAGTATCATATACACAGCGCTCAATAGTTGTTCTAAAAATTCTATCATTAGAACAACCGACCCATGAATCATCTACAACATTATAACTATCTTTGAGGAGATTGGGCCATGCTTTTGTTAAATCACCATCTAACGATGTAAGGGTGCCCGCTGTATGAGAGCAACCATTAATATAAAGAGTTTTCATGTAAATTCTTTAAAACGTCTCAACAATCTTGGCTCGTGATGTTTCTTACGGCGCTTGTCTAAAACTCTATAAGTCTTAAATTTAGGACCCATATCTTTTGTATCTCGAGGAATACCAGCATCTGCTGTTGTAGTAGCTTCTTCTTCTAGTTGATTACAATACTTGCAAAACTCTGATCCATATTCTACACAATCTTTGCACTTCATCTTAATAGCTCCGATACAGCAACATATACAGGTTGATTTGTTCTAATATGAGTTACTTCGTAAATATCTAAACCAAATAAATTGCCAACAGGATAGCATGCATCAGAAGCACGCACTTTATCTTTTGCATTTACTACTTGCTCAAAAGTGCTGTTAACAATTTTTTCTTCTCTCAATCTATAAACACCAGGGCAGAGCTGTTTATTATCTAACATAAACCAGGTGGTGTTTTCAGCTAGAATATCTTCAATAGTAAATCCAGCTTCCTTTAATGCCTTTTCAATCTGACTATCAGATAGATTGTATTTTTCTTTAATTAAATATAAAGCTGCCGCATAGGAAGCTAGCGTATCTTCACCACCAGGTGCTTTAGCTATAATGCGTTTGATATTAAACACAAGTCTATGAAAAGGAGTTAGAGCGTCTCTATCTTCAGACGTTTCTGACTTCTTAATACGTTTGCCTTTTTTATCAATTAGACCAAGTTTAAACGCTGTCGTATCCTCAAACTTGGTTGTAAGAAGTCTGAGAAATCTAAGTGTATAAATTAAATCACCAGCTTTTTTAATAATTCCCATTAGATTTTCCTTAGCGCTTCTACAACCACGTTATCCATCTCTATACCAGCATACTGTGTATTTTCAATAGCTTTGAGGAGAATTAAAAACGGCTTAACTATACCCCATTGATTCTCACTCAAACGCGATTCAAGTATTCTTAATGAGGCTTCAATAC